ATAGAATAATGAGTGATAAAGAAAGATTATTAAAAGCAAAAGAAAGTTCTAAAAAATATAGACAAAAGCACTTAAATAAAGATAAAAAATTTTTCTCCGTTAGATTTAATAAGGAAGAGGGAGAAGAAATAAAACAATTTATTAAAGAAAATAATATACCTATAAAAAGAATTATTGAAAAGGGTACTGAAATTATGTTAAAAGGGGTAAAATAATATGGCTTTTAACAGAGAAGAATTTATAAATATATTTGGAAGAAATTATTTATAACAAAATGGAGAATAATTATGAATAAAAGTGTAAAAGAAAAAGAGAGAGAATTATATAATAAATGGAGTGAATTAAGAAAGTTAATGTATAATGATAAACAAAGTAAAAAAGTATCATTTGAATTAAGTGAAGCAGAAGATAAAGCATATAAAGAGTGGTTATTTTTTAAAAAATATGCAAATGCTATGGAGGGATTAAAAGATGAAAAAACTAGATAAAGAATTAATTTATAAAATAACAATAATATTTTTAATAATATATATGGGATTATTATTAACTTGTATAAATTTATTAGCAAATAAGATACAAAATATAAATAATAGAATAGATAAATTAGAAGTAAATTATAGCATTTATGAATATGATATAAATCAATTAAGAGAATATAGAGGTAATTAATGCAAGATAGAGAAAAAGAACTAAAGAAATTAATATACATAAGAAGTGAAATAATAAAACAATGTAAGAAAGATATAAAAAAATATCACGAAGAGTTAAATCAGATAAATGGTTATAAGAAATTAGAAAAGAAACCTAGGAAGAAAGTAGGTAGCGATAATGACTAAAGAAATAAAAGAAATATTAGATAAATGTACTCCATTTTTATTTGGAGATGAAGTAGATAAATTATATAATTACATAACTAATTTACAAGAATATGAAACAATAATAGAAATGGAATTTAAAAGAGAATATGCAAAAAGATATTTAGAAGAAAGAAGAAAAGAAGAGCCACATTTATTATATCCAGATAGTGATGAAATATATAAGAGATATTATGAACTAAAAGAAGAAAATAAGAAACTAAAAGAACTATGTGATAAATATGAAGAAGAACATAATAATGAATTTCAATGTTGGAAAAGAGATAGAAAAGAGTTATTAGATAAAAGAGATAGAATAAATAAAGCAATAGATAATTTGGAAAACCCTTATTTTGTAGATTGTGAGCAACAATGTAAAGACGCTATTAATATATTACAAGGAAGTGATAGAAAATGACAAAAGAAGAATTTGAAGAAGTAAAAAAAGTAGAATTAGAACTTTATTTAAAAGTTGAAGAAATAATTAAGATGTTAAAAACATTAAATCAAAACCAATTAAGATATTTAAAATTAGCCTACAATATGATATTTACAAGAATAGATATGAATAAATTAAGAGAAGATAATAAGTAATATGATAGAAAGAATATTAGATAAAGAAAGTAAATAAAGAGGAAATATAACAATGGATATACAAATAAACAAAAGATATTATAATACAACAAAAAGAGGTTCTAATGGAATAGATAAAGTAAATGTAAAGGTTACTAATTACTATTACGAAGTAAGTTTTCAAGGTTGTTACTTTGATTATGAGAACCTAGAAGAATTAAAACAAAATATTTTAAATGATATTTTAAAATTAGAAGAAAAGGTTAAGAAAATAGAAAAAGTAAAAGAGTAAATAAATAAAAGAAATATTAAAACAAAATATTGATGATGAGTTTTATATTAATTTAACAAATAAAGAAAAAGCATTATACAAAATAAATAAATTATTGGAGGAAATAGAATGAAAGAAGGTATTAAATAATGAATAGGATATTTAGGTTTATAGCATTATTTGAAGCTATATTAACATTATTTATTGTATTTATTTTAGGTAATAAAATAGATAAACAAGATATGGTAATAGATAGTCAGAAAAATATAATAGATACAATTTCAAAAGAAAATATAAGATTAAGACTTGTAGAACAAGATTTTGAAGAAAGTAAAGAAATAATTGGTGATTGTTTTAAAGATATTAGTATAAAAGCAAGTGATAACGATAAAGGTAAATAATGAATATAATTGAATTTAAGTTAAATTTAATATATGAAATATATAAAGATAGAAATATACAAGGTTACCATTTTGAGTGGATAAGAAGAACATACAAATTAAGTTTTGATGATTCAAGATATTTACGTATAAGAATTGAAGAACATCAATTACGTAAATATGGTGATCTAATAAGTAAGGGTGTTTAATGAATAAAGAATTATGGTTATTACTTGAAGTAGTTGGTACTAATAAACAATGGAAAAAGTATTTTGAGTGTGAATATGATATGGATAAATTTATAAGAAAATTAAAATATTCTTATAAAGTAGCAATTCTTGATGATTCAAGAAAATATTATTTTCCTGATTATGATAAATAAAAGAAGCTATTAAATAACTTCTTTTTATTTTACAATTTATTTACATTTACTTTACACTAATAAACTAACATAAATAATTCTTGAATACGAGGATCATTTATTATTTGTTGTTCTATATTAATAATTATTTCTCTATATTTCTTTATTAAATCTTGAGCTGAAGTTACACCAAAATTACCTTTTGTTGTTTCAATAGTACCTTCAACAGTATTTTCAACAGTATTTTCTACTTCTTGACCTGTTCCTGAAGTACTACTATTACCTGTTGTTGTTCCTGAATCTTCAGCAGATGTATGATCCCAATTTACATTATTAGCATAGTCTACATTATCTATATTTTTATTAGTAATAGATAATTGACTTTGAGGTGTATCAGAAGATACTGATTTATTCCAAGATTCACTTTTACCATTAGTTGTAGTTTCACTTTCAGTAGTTGCTGAAGTGTTAGTATTACTAGTTCTATCATTGGTTCTATCATTAGTTCTATCAATAGTTCTTTTATAATCTACGTTATAAATAACATTATAATCTTGGTCTGCTGAAAAGAATAATTGATTATAATATGGCATTATTTCTTTTAAAGATGTTTCAAGTTCATCTAAAAAGCGTCCTACTGTTTCAAATCCAATTTCTCTATATTTATAATAATTTAATATTTTATTATTTAATTCTTCTCTAGTTGGTATTATATTAGGTATATTAAATTCGTGTTGTGATGTTGATTCATATAAAGGATAAGTTGACATTTTTTCATCAATTTTAGATTTTACTCTTTGATTATTTAATAAATTGTATAAAACTTCTGTATATCTTGCTTGAATCATAAAATATCACCTTCTTCATTAATAATAGTATCATCATCTAACGTACTACAATCAATTTTAAGGTCTGTTCTACGTCTTACTGATATATTTAGTCCAAACATTTTATTTATACGCTTACAAGCTTCTTCTCTAGCTTTTAACATTACATCTTCATTAGCTTTTATTAATTGATTATTAGCTTGTACTTCATCATCAACTAATCTTTCTCTTTTATCTGTATTAGCATTATTAATACCTAGAAAAGTCATACACTCGTTCCATACATTATTCTTTTGTACTTGTAGTTTATCAAATACAATAGGAGCTGAAGTGTTTAAAACATTAATATTATTTATATCTAAATTCTTATCACCGTATATTACAGGCTCGTTTTCATCACGTTGTTTAATAGCTTGTTTAAATGATAACTTTTGTTTATCACTCATAGTTACAACAGTAGGCATTTTCATAGCTTGAATATTTACATCAATAGTTCTTTTAATATTAGTTAAATCATAACTAAATAATTGAATTGTTGGATAAGTTGGTATTGAATCATCATTATTACGTATAATAACACAATCTTCATTATTCATTAAATCTTTTTCTTCTGGATAGTTATAATTTAAAGCATAAGGTCTTAAAGTAGTAGGCTCATTATAACAATTAAGTGATCCTGTTGTTTGTATTCCAGCTATCATATAACCTAAATTAGGATCTTTAAAGAATACACAATTACCTTCATCAAATAAATATCTCTCAATCCATTTTTCATCAAGTCCATTAGGTAAATTTTCCCACTTAAATAATGATTTAGAGATTAACATTAATCTATAAAAGTAATTTGTATATACTCTATTATTAAGTTGTTTAGCTATACTTTGATAACTTAATAAATTATATTTATAGTTTTTATCTTTCATTTTATCACCTTCCTTATACAATATTATTTGATAGACTATAATTTTCTATCTCACTAGCATTACGCCAAAATGTAACACCATTATTATATACGTTTTTTATCTTTTGCATATCATTTTGAGGTACATTACCGTCTATATTTACATTTATACATTTAGTATACCAATATCTACTTCTATGAGCTTTATTTGGTATTTTAACTCTATTAACTTTATAACCAAACATAGTAAAATAATCATCAATTATACGAGCATATTCTTCTTTAATACTCATTTTAATAAAGTAAAATTTATTCATATTATAACAAGTAATAACGTCACCACCATTAGTATTACCTCTTGCTGAATTAGGTAAAATACTATGTTGATAAATTTGTCCTACTGAATTAGCAATACCTAAAGTACCACTTACCATACTAGAAGCACCAACACCAGCTCCAGCACCTGAGGCTATCATTGCAGCACCTCCAACTATTTGAAGTCCTGAAGAAGCAACACCAACACCAATATTTACAGCGTTTTGAGTTAACCAGTTTGTATATGTATCATTTACCCAACCACAAATAGGAAATTTACCAGCCATAATACCGTCAAGTTGAAACCTACCTTGATTTTTATATTGAGAAGGTACACATTTTATTGATCCACCAACGGTAGGTACACCAGCAACTTCAAATTTACAAGTATTACTATTATTCCAATTTTCATATTGTAATATATTTGATGATCCATTATTATTATCAAGTATTAAATAATTATATGGATAAGTTAATAATTTTTTATTTACAGGTACATAACCATTTAAATCTGTTTGTTTATCAAATTCAATATTGTATGTAATAGGATCGTCTTGTCCTGGATATTGTAAAGAAGATTGAGAAATATTTGTTATCTTTTTAGGTACAACATATACATTTACAATAGCGTCACCTCTACCGTCTTGATATGCTTGTATAATATTAGCAACTTGAGATATAGATGTACATACATAAGCTCCACCAGGAGCATATACACCACCATAATTAGTTGTAATTGGTGGATTTTCTCCACTTGTCCACTCCGTTACTTGAATCATATAAACAAGATCAGATAATTCATTATCTCTTATAAATCCATTACAAGTATATTCACCAAGTTCAACATTTTCAGGTACAGTATGAAGTCCAACAGTATCATCTGATACGTGTTCACGTTCCACAAAAGAAGATTTTACATTATAATCAAATAACCAAGTTTGAATAACATCAGTTTCAATATGTAAATCAGTTCTACCGTCATTTATATATTCTAAATCATTTACAAAAGCATAAAACCATTTATTATTATAATGTGAATTTTGATACATAATATAATTACATTTATAAATACTATCATAATGAGCTGGTATTCTTATTACTTTATCTTTTCTTACATAAGTAAAATCATTATAAGAATAAGATCCAATTATTTTACTTTGAAAATAAGCTTGTTGAGAAGTCTTATCTGTAAAATATAATGTATTTTTATAATCAGATTCCAAAGGTACATCAAGTAGATATACCTTTGAAATATTTATATCATTATTCATAAATTACCTCCTAAAAGTCATAATAATTTATATTATCATTTTTACTTAATTCAAAATTAGCTCTAGTTAATAAAAATGTATCGTATACTTTACCATATCCTTTAATTTTAATACAATCGTTATATGTTACTTTAAAGAATACAGGTATAGTCATATTAGCACGTCCATTATTAGTTACTTCTGTTGCTGTAAATTGTGAATCTATTTTAGAGCCATTTCTCCATAATTCTATCTGAAAATATTTAAGTCCACCTTGTCCTGAATCAGGTCTTACATTAGTAGATAAATTTACTACTAAATTCTTTTTATACATACTTTTAATCCAAATACCATTTTCATTTATTAAAAAGTCATTGTTACCATTATTTCTTGAATATACAGGATTAGTATATGTTAAATCCTCGTAAGTAGAATCACTTGATAAATGATATTCAGCAAGTTGTATACCTAATACTGACTTTTGATTAATATTAAATAAATTAATGATATTTTTCTTTAATGTTTCTATATAATCAAATAATCTTAATCCTTTATGTTCAATATTTTTACTTGAATTAAAAGGATATTCTTTATTAGCTCCTTTTTTAATAAATCCGTTCATACTATTCAACCTCCTTTAATTTAAAGCATAGTACAGAAGGTACTTCTCTATAAGTATTTGTATCAAGTTCTTGAGTTGGATAAAATACATTATTTTTATTATAAATTGTTTGCATAGATCCTCCACCGTCAGCACTAAATACATTTTTAAAGCCTTTACTTAAAAAGTATGATTTCATTTCACTATAATTAAATCCTTCTGAATTATTAAATCTTCCCATTATAGAGAATATAGTAAAGTTATTATTATCATCTTGAGCTATTAATTGACGAGGGTGTTTTACAGTTAAAGAATCAATAAAATTAGTTGCTATTTCATTACTACCATATAAATTATTAATTGAAGTATAATCAGCTTCTTCGTGATCAACTATGATTGGAGCAAATCCTGAAAAGCAATTTTTAATATTATCAGCTACTAATATATCAGGTGTAATATTTCTTGATAATCCCTCATAAAATTTCATCTCATTATTTTCAGTAAATCCACAATAATAAGGACAATCAAGTCTAGTTGTTTGATTTATAACACCATTAAATATATAAATACCAGACATACCACAATTCATATATAAATCGTATTCATCGTGATTATCAGCATAAGTTTTAATATTAGTTTTATTTTCATTAATATTAGCGTTAACATCACCATTAGTAGGTAATACAGCTAGTGAATCTAAATTTTTTAATTTAGTAATATAAATTATTGAATTATTAACATATTCTGTTGATAATTCAATATTTTGAAATTTATTATTAATTTCTTGATCTTCATATTCTTCAAAATCTAATTTATCAGCTTTTAAATCTGTAATATCATTTTTTACAGTTTCCATTTGATATTTTAATGTTTCAACATCTTGATTTATTATAGTTATTTCAGATGATATTACACTTTCAATTATTTTATCAAGTTCACCTGATTGATCCATTGAATCAATAAGATCTCTTATATAATTAGATAAATTATTTTTAATATATGTACAAGTTTCAGCTATTTTCTTATCTTGACATAATAGTTTAGCTTGAGTTGTATTCATTAATTCTTTTACTTCTCTTTTTAACTGTCTAATTAATATTTCAATAGTATTGTTGTGTGAAGGTAACCCACCTTCACAGCAACAATCACTAGATTTTGCAATAGCTTTTTTATTTAAGCTATCATTTGAATTGTTACAATTACAATCAATATTTAATGATTCTCTATATTTATTATATTTTTCCATATTACACTCTTACCCTTTCTTAACTTATAGTTTTTGCTGTCCAATTAGTACCGTTATAAATCCAATATATAATATTATCATTTGATGAAGAATTAAAGTTGTTATAAACAATATCACCTTTTGACCACGTACCAGTCCACGGAACAACTGTAGCACTTAATTTTGAATTTTTCATTATTCCATATTTAGTAATTGGTGAAGGTATATTATTATCGTGTTCACCTTCTACTATGAATACACTATCAATAATAAAATCACACGTAGTTCCGTCTTTAGTTTTGGCTACTATTTTTATATTATTTGTTTCATTAGTTACTTTTCCTGTATATCTAATTAAATGATAATCTGTATTATTATCTACGTTTTTATAATATTCGTTAGGATAAGTAGTCAATGTTGAAAATCCTGTATTTAACATATAAATTTTATCAACATTTTCACTATTTATTTTTACATAAGCTAAAACAGTATATACTTTATCTAATTCTACAATATTAGATGTATTAATTTGACCACCATTATAATTATTAGTATTAAAATTAAAACATCTATCACCTGTTAATTGATCTGTTGTATTAGAAGTTTTTGTAACAGAGTTTCCATTAGAAACACCAATATCTTCTTGAATACCATTAAAATATAATGGATTATTATAAATATTATTATTACTCAAATTTTCAAAGTCTATTACTTTTATTGTACCCATTATATATTCTTCGTTAGATTGATAATTACAATAACCTAGACTTACTTTATCACAGGTAATTTTTGAATTATTCATATATCTTAATCCTGTACTACTAGAATAATAATTAGAATTATAAATTTTAACATTTTTACTACCATTTACAAATAAATTACCACTTGCTATGTGCATTGTATTTAAAGTTATTTGATTACTATTTAGTACATTTATTGTTTTACTTAATTTTGCATCACCATCATCTAATTGTTCAAACCAACCTGTATTAATTTCAATATCTCTACTATTTTCAATTAATATAGCATTTTTCATTAAGTATTCAGAAGAACTACCACTTATATTTAAGTTTTTCCAACTACCAACCTCACAATTATTTAAGTATAATCCATATTTATTGCAACCTATAACTTCAATATTATTACCATAAATTGTATTACCTTCACAATAAATACCATAAGCTAAATCTTCCAATTCACTTGATAAGTTATTAGGTAAATATAATGAAAATATATTTGTTAATGAAGCTATACTCCATATTTTATCACCTAGTTTTATTGAGTTAGAAATACTATCAAACCATAAATCATTTAAAACTAATCCACGTGTAGAAAATTCAATATATATTCCACCTGATAAAGTGTTTACTTCATTATTAATGAATTTTAATTTTTCAATAATTGATCTAGTAATTGATGTGCTTAAACTATCACTTTTTAATATATATTTAATGTTATCAATATATGTAAAATAAGATTTTAATATACTATTTTGTCCATCACCGTGTAAGTTTATATTTGCTTTAATATTTATTTCATCTGTTATTTTATATATTCCTGATGGTATATAAATACTATTAAAGTTATTAATAGCATATTGTATTATTTCTGTATCATCATTTACATCATTACCATAAGCACCTAATTGTTTAATATTAATATCTTTTTCAGTTATTAATTCAGCTACTAAATTACCTATAAAGTATATTATTTTATTATCTTCAATATCTTCATTTGTTTTAGTTCTGATATAATATTCAGCACTTCCACCATCGTTTATAGAATAATAACCTTTAGTTTTAACGTACATACCAGCTTTTAAAGTTGTATCTGATTTCATATTAGATATAGTATCATAATATCTTACAGCTTTTTTATCTTTAATTTTGTATCCATTTAAAATACTTATTTCACTCATTTTTACTCTCCTCCTTCTTGAGCTTCTATATACATTAATAATGATTCATCATTAGAATTATAGTCTGTATGTAATACAGCTCTTATACTTCCATTATTTAAAGCTTCATTAAATAAATTAGTAACACTTGATATTAAATTATCTTTCATATATTCAATAGCTTCAGATATTACATTATTTTGAGCTTCTATTGAATCACTTATATTTTTATCTTGTCTTTGTATATTATCAGCTATATTTTTATTTTGCATATCTATTTTAATATCTATTGATTCAATATAATTAGTCATTAAATCTTTAATACATTTTTTAAAACAAGCTATATCTTTATCAGTAGATTTTTCAAAATTATCTATTTCATTATTTATTTCTGTAATAAATTCGTTATAATCATCTACTAAATTTTGTAAATAAACATATAATTTACTTACCATTTCAACAGTACTTACTGATTCAACATCATAAAAAGCTGGCTGTAAATCAGTTAAAGCAAGTTGAGGTAAAGGTTTAAATCTTATCATTTTATTTCCTCCTTTATAATAATATAGGTGGTGGATTATTCCACCACCTTAATTTATTTAGTTATTAAGCAACTGTAATAACAATATTACCTGTTACTTCATCAATTTTAATAGTATTAGTTGTTTCATCATAAACAGTACTTGTTACATCAGATCCACCAACAGTTACTGTTACAGTATCATTTTTACCAACACCATTTAAAGTAGTTGTATATGAAGATCCTTCTGTTACAGTATTTCTTTTATTAGTAGATGTAACACCTTCTTTTAAAGTTCTAGTTACTGTAAATGTTTCAACACTTCCGTCACTATCTTTATCAGAAGCAACTTTAAATATTACAGCATTTACTAAAGGTGAATAAGCTAGAGTTTGCCATACGTGTAAATAGTAGTTTTTATAAAGTCCTTCAGGATTTTCAAATTCTTTAAACATTACTAAATCATCATATACTTGGAAGAATTGTTCATCAACTATTGCTGCTCTTACATCTGGATCAGGAAAAGCATCAATAACTATTTTTCTAGTATCATTAAATTCAGCTACTGACATATTAAATAAACTTGCTAATACATCAACACTAACAGATACATCTGTAGCATTATCAAGTATTAATATTTGTTCATTTTTCTTACTAAATGTAATTAAAGGTACAGTATCTCTATTTTGAGCTGTTAACCAAGCGTTATAATCAGCGTTAGGGAATTGCATACCACCTGATACAGTTTTAACTGTTTTAATAAATGCTTTACCATTAGCTTCACTTAATAAAGGATCAGCTATATTTACAACTTTTAAAGCGTTTTGATCAAAAGCTTGTTTTAATAGTTGTTTCATTAATATAAATTCATCTAATTCACTTGAATTATATAAAGAATTTATAATACTTTGAATAAAGCTATTTAATTTATCATAACTAGAAAATGCTTTATAAAGTTGTTCAGGACTAACAGTTACTTTATATCTATCTTGTCTATTCATACGATGATAGCAAGCTTTAACATCAGGTAAATTTCTTTTTAATAATTCAGCTCCTGTTTCATCATATTGTTTAGCTTTTAAGAAGTTAGCGTATATTTCTTCAACAGTATCACCAAGAGGTTTTTTACCTTTCTTTAAGCTCTTTAATGGATCAGAAAATAATTTAGTATGTATTACTTGTTTAATTATCATATTAAGTAACATACTCATAAATTCATTTGTTACAACAGCATTATTTGGATCTGTCATAGCTTCTTGTACATTTGTTATATTATTTTGAGTTGCTTCAGGTATTCTTTCTCTATACATTTCTGAAGCGTTATCTCTAATAGTATTTAAAATTTCAGTTATATTCATATTATTTTATCTCTCCTTTTTCATTAAATAAATCTTCAAATTTACGAGGCTTTTTTTCTTCTTCCTCATATTCTTTCTTTTCTTCTTGTTCAGTTTTGCCTGTTCCCACTTTTAAGAATAATTGCATATTAGCACTTCTTAATTTTTCGTTATCTTCTTTATATTTATTATTTTCTTCCATTAAGTTACTATTGTTATCAAATATACTACTAACACTTTCAGATAGTTCTGTTAAAGCTGTTCTTCTTTCAACTTCATCTTCCAGCGTTCCTATTTCTTTAATTTTTTCTAAAAAGGTATCTTTATCCATATTTAATATCTCTCCTTCTTTTATCAAATAATACAAAATTAAAATGTTTTTTCTTTTTCTTTTTCTTCTTTTTACCTTGTGAAGCATAAGGATTATAAATGAATCCTTGAAATCGATAACTTCCAAAATTATATCCGTTACTAGCTTCATAAGTTTTCATATAAAAATAAGTACTTCCCCAAGCTGAATTACTTGTAATTATGTCACCATTACTTAATATTTCCTCAACTATTGCAACGTGTCCTGAATCTCCTGCCTTATCAAAACATACAACAGCTCCAAGTAAAGGTGTTTGTCCTCTTTCATATCCGTCCTGTGTATATCCATACCATTGCCCAGCGTCTGAAGTTGATAGAGTAGGTCTATTTATAAATTCATTATTAGGATCTGCAATTTCCCAAAATCTACCCCAAGCATAACAAGTACAGTTTGGTAAACCATACCCAGCTTGATAAAATGGATTTCTACCATACCAATAAGGATTACCAAGTATTCCTGTATCATTAAGTCTTGGTGTATATTCATTTTCACCTGAATAATTGTACCAATTTCCAGCATATACTTGTCTATTTAAATAATGATTGACATTTGGATCAGTAGAAGGTCGTTCATAACACACCATAAATAATATAGCTAACTTTTGAGGTGACCAATTCATACTATTATTTAAAAATTGTTCTCCTGTTATACCAACCATATCAGAAGTAGCTCCTGAAGATGTATAATTATTTATAAAAGCTTGTGTACTATACCACTCATTATTGTTATTAGTACCTCTTATTTCTGATAATAATACTCTTAATTGTACACTACCATTTGTATATCCTGATAAACCTAAATTACTACAATGATTTTGTAAAACAGATACAGGTGTCCATTGCACTAATCCATATCCACTACCTCCAACTTCATTTAAAGTAGGATTTAAAGTTGATTCAGCTTGCATATTACCAAGTATTGCTGATATTGTATTTTCATTTACATTTTGACTTTGTAAATAACTTATTATAATATCAGCGTTATTTTCCATTTGTGATTGATTTAAATAACCACTACTAGTTATCCAACCCATATATTATTTACTTCCTTATTTTTAATACTTGTCCTGGATATATTAGGTTAGGATTATTTCCAATTATTGATTTATTATTATTGTAAATTTCTTGCCAAGTAGTATTATATTTACTTGCTATTGATGATAAGCTGTCACCAGCTTGTACAGTATATGTGATTTCTTGAGGTGTATATAATTTTGAATTTACTATTGATTGAATTGTATTATAATCATATCCAGCCTCAGTTAAACGGTTATATCTTTCTTGACCGTTACCCCATAAGCCAGCTATTACTTCATTTGCAATTTGCTCATTACTCTTTTTACCTGGTGTAGGTGTAGGAATAGGATTATTTCCTAAATGATTTAATCCAGCTTCTTTTATTATTGTAGGATAATCTTTTAATATATAGTTACCGTCAACTCTATATCCTCCAATAGATAAATTATTAGTATATTGCCATACACCATAATCAGCACCTCCTGGAGCTGAATTACTCCAACAAGCTATCCACCAATCATATTTTTTATTAAGTTCACTTCCTGATATTACATTTCTATACCAATCTAAATTAGTATATACTCCAAAATAATATCCTGCATTTTCTATAATTTCACCAAAAGCTCTTACTATAGAATTAAGTGTATTACGTCCAAGTCCTCTTTGTGAAGGATCTTCAATATCTAAATATAAAGGTAAAGTAAATTTTCTATCTTCTATTACTTTTAAAAAAGTTCTAGCTTCAAGTCTTGCTTCATCTTCTGTAGTAGCATAACTATACCAATAAGCACCTAAATTAAGTCCTTGTAAATTATTGTAATGATTATCAAATTGATTATCTTTAGTTGTACTAAATCCTGCTCTTAAAATTGCATATTTTACTTTAGATTTTATATCTGAATAATTTATTCCACCTTGCCAGGTAGAAATATCAATTCCTAGTTCTTTCATTACTTATCACCACCGTTAGAATTATTTAATTTTTCTTCTATTTTTTCAGGCATTTTTATACCTAATTTTTCACAGTTTTCAGCAATAGATATAATTTCCATATAAATAACATATATACTAATAAAATATTCAAGAGCTATTATACTAAAAGCTTTTGATACTAATATTCCAGCTCCAATATAAACTATTTCAGCAAGTTTTTTACCTAGTCCGTCACGCATTTTACTACTAGATACTTCTTTGTTTTTCCAAGCATTATAATATCCTGTAATAATATCAAATACCATAAGTACTAAAGGTAAAACTATTATCCAATATTCGTGACTAAATTTTAAATTTTCTAATAATTCCATATCCCCTCCAATCTTTAATTTTGTATTACACCTGTAAAGTATCATAAAAAATAAAAAATGTCAATATTTCTATTGACATTTTTAAATGTTCGTGCTATTACTTAAAATTTATACATTGATAATTGTATTACTTCGTATGTTATATTCTTAATATTTATATTTTCAAAATAAACGTTTCCTAATTTATAATTTTCAATAAATACTTTAAATCTTCCAGCTTTACTTTTATCTCTTAAAAATAAAGTATTAGGTGTATGATCCCTCATAGTTATAGAATAAATAATCGGATATGTAGGATCTACTTGTTTACTTACATACATTTTACCCTCATTTGAATCAATCCATACACCTAAAGTATTATCTTTATATACAAAAGTACACCAATACCTAGATTTAGGTGTTTTTCTTTCTATAAATGTATCATTATCCAATAAAAATTTATTTTCAATAGAATAATCAGCGTATTTAGTACCCTCTATTAATTTACCAAATTCACTATTTTTCTTTACATCAATAAATTTTTCATTTTTAACATCTTCTACAAGTATAGGTTTTGTTTTATGTTTCCATATCCATTTATTATTTTTATCCTTTTTATTTGGCATTTGTAAATTCCAAAATAAAAAGTAAGGATTAGTTACAGTTATAGCATTAGCAAGCATAAATAATATAACTCTTTTGTGTCCTGTTCCTGGTCTTGCTATTGTTTCATATAAATTTAATAGTGCTATTGGCTCATTAGGTAAATATCTTTGATTTCCTTTATCAATAAGAAATTCATCAAATATTAAAGTAGTAATATCAGGATAAGATATAGATTTCTTATTATTAGCTGTTGATAATACAAATCCGTGACCAGCTATATCTTTTTCTGTCCACTTCTCATTAGGATCAGAAGGTTTTAATCTTATATAAAAATACTTTGAATCAGTTTTAAATTCATAATCAGGATATTTATATTCAATATCTTTAAAGAATTGTATCATAGGCTGTTTTAAATCTTCTTTATATCTTCTTATATATCCAAATTGTTCTCTTTTCTTTATAAAATTATCTATTGCTACCTCTTTAGCTCCAAAAGACTTACCACCACCTCTATTACCTAATATAATATTAAATAATACATTATGTGTTAAAGTTCTTTTAGCGTCCCAATACATACTTTCATCAAATTGTATTTCTTTACTCATATATTCACTTCCTTAAAATAAAAGAGACAACACAGATTTATTTAGTAGGTTACCAACCCAATATTTGATAAGTAGCTCTTCACTATTGGTCTTATCAAATTCCTAAATATGAAAATCAATGTTATCTCTTGCTTTATATATTATACCTTTTTAATAGTAAAGTCAACATCACTTAAAATAACACCACCTGGTACTATTTTAGGCTGCTTTTTACCTTTATAACTTGCTCCTATTTTAAAATTTCTAAAATTTACATAAGGATAACACCCTTTAGGCATACCAGCAACAGTTATTTTTAATTCATAATCAGGATTATCATTTTCTACATCTTCAGTACTATTTTCAATATAACACTTTTGTCTTAAAAATTTAGCTTTATTAAATTTACTTTCATATTTCCAAGCTCCTAATTTTGTAGGATCTATGTCTAGTCCTTCAGGTAATTCAAAATCAGGTGATATACAATGTAAACTATCTGTATCAGCATAAACAAATTGTATATTACTTTTACCTTCTCTATAATTATCCATTATCTTTTGTGCTGATGAAATTGTCTTTTTTCTTGCATAGCTTGTAATAAAACTAGCCATTGCAATATAAATACCGTCTTTTTCTTCCTCTTCACCGTCTTTATAATGTATTTCATTATCTTCACCCATATAAGGTATTTTACTTCTTACTCTTGTATCTGTACCGAATTTACCGTATAATGAATTTAAGAATAATTTTGATATAAGATACAAGCCGTGATTACCGTCTTTTTTGGCTTGTATTTTATTATTTGACCATTTATCTATATAATCAGTAAATAATCCTTGAGCTGATTTAAATTTCCAACCTGAAATATATTCTAAATTGTAAACTTCATAGTGATCTAAAAATAATTCCATATCAACACTATTTAAACATAAAACTACTTCTGTATCACCACTTGTAGTTAAATACTCATTAGCTCTAAAATTATATCCATATTTTATTTGAATTGTAGGTATTTTACCTGGTTTTAATTCAAATTGACACCTAATCATTTGAGTATACAATGGATATATATTATCTTTTTCATATTTACCTTTAAAAAATATTGGTGTTCCATAAGGTAAATAACTATCATACATTACAGAAGGATATAAACTATTAACATCTAGTACTATACCATTTTTAATAGTTTTTCCTGCAAATTTAGGATTTAGATAAGTAAATCCACCTCTATAACTTTGTTTTACGTCCTGGTGATATTTAGGTATAGGAAAAAATCTTTTAAAATCTCTTTTAGTAATTATTTTCTTATATTCAGCTAAAGCACAAGATCCTATTGTCATACGGTCTAGTCCTTGACTATAAAAGTATTCAATAGCATAAGCTACTATCTGAACATCGTGTTTAATATATTCTTCTTCCTCTTTTGTTAGAGGTGATCCAATATGTAAATTATTATGAGCGTCATAATCTATCTCTAATTTACTTATAGGTAATTTAAAAGATTTTGCTATAGCTTCAACACTTAAAGGTATTAATTTAAGTGAATCTTGAAATACTACTTTATTAACTTTTTTACCCTTCTTTTCAAATATAACTTCTACTTGATAATATAATCCTTTATCTGATATTAAAGTATTAAATGTTCTACTTTTCTTATCTTCAGGATTAACTGTATGTATATAATCATTTTTAAATAAATAGTTCATAATAAATTGACTATCAAATTTTAAATTGTGAAAAAATACAGTATCATTTTCTTTACGTTCTTCACACCATTTCATAAAATCATCAATAGTTGTACCTATTATAATATTATCTTTATTTTCAACTTCACAAATTGCATACGCCCAAACGTGACAATTATCAGCTCTAGTTGTTGTTTCAAAATCTGCTACAAATGTACCCATATTGTCACCTCTTATATTTTTATTTATTTGGTAACCAAGTAGTTCTTAAAGCGTTCTCATATTCTTCCTCAAGTCCTCTACCTGGATAAGCAAACTCAAAAGTACCTCCTTCTTGTTCAAAAGTACTTAAAAAGTCCTTTATATCCATATTCTTAATTTCATCAATTACGTCCTGGATATTATTGACGTTGTAATTTTCCATTAAACCTTTTATGTAATTATCTCTTACTTGATAATCTCTTTTAGTAAAATAATCACTTTGAGATTGTGTTAAGATACTTTGCCAACGCTTTTTTAAGTCAGCGTTATTCATTGTCCTAAAGAAAGCGTGCATTGGCTGTAAAGCTACTTCTGTAGCTTTACCCATACCAAGCTGTCCTCTAGTATATCCTAGTTTTTTACCTCTTGAAGTCATTTCAACATCTTGTATTTCTTCAAGTCTTTTGTTTCTTCTCCTATTTATTACACCAACACGTCTATTCATTTCTACACGTTGCCAATGTGTAATTTTTAAATCATATTCAGTATCAGGTATTACTTCTATTTTTTCAGCACCCTTTTTACTAAATCTTTTTAAAGAATTTAATTCTCTTTTTAAATCTTGTCTAGTATTTATTAATTCTTTTAATTGTTTACTTGTAATTTTAGCTGGTAATAAATTACTTATTGAAGGATCT